GAACAAACGTGTTGAAATCTGCTTCAGCCATCAGTAGTCTCCTAGTAGTGATGCAAAGAGCGTCATATAAGCACTCTTAGTATTTTCATTCTTCTTTGAAAGCTCACGCATTTCAACGATTGTATTGTCCTTCATAAATGAAACAAGGTTAGATGATCCAGACAAAGTACCCAGTGTTTCCTTTTGGACTTTGTAATTGTCATATAGGTCAAGCATATCCTTCAATGAGCCACGAACAGCAGGCTTAACCTTGACGTCCTTATCGTTGAGCATATTGCGAAGATCATCTATAGCATTCTGACGTGCAATAGCACGCTGTGAACCCTGTGATAGTTCTTCCTGCAACATAGGGCGACCTGCCTTAAACAGTGTTGCCCAGTTCTGGAACTCTTCACGAGCTATAGAACGTGCAAAGTCTGTAGGCATTAACTCTAGGTTAGCCTCATACTCGTTCTTCTTTGAGTAATATGTCTGAAGATCTGCAACAGTCTGGACTTCACGAAGGTAGTCATCAACACGCTTGTTGTACTTAAGACCCATATCCTTCATAGTCTTGTAAGCATCCCAAGAGAATCCACCCTTTTGAGGAATCAAGAAAGCTGCACCCTGTGGGTACTTCTCGAATAGACCCTTGTTATCTTCTACGAACTTACCTGCTTCTTCAGCATAACCGATAATAGCTACTGTCTTCTTCTCTGATTCAGTTACAGTAAACGGAATCTGATTAGGGAATAGCTCTACCCACTTAGCCATAGCCTTGTCGTAGTCACCAGCGTACTCGTCAATCAAAGCATTCCAACCCTGCTTGAAGTTAGCTCGGTCGTTATCTTTAATCCAGTTAGCCATCTCAGACTTAAGCTCTACCTTTGGTGAGGCAGGTGCAATAAATCCATAGATGAAGCGGGTTCCAACGATAGCAAGTGTTGTGTTCTTAATCTTCTGACGGTATGCCTCTTGCTCCTCGATTGATGGAGGAATAAGATTTCCCATCTCATCGTACTTCTTTGGGATACCGTTGCCTGATGCTTCAAGGTATGTGACTGCTTTACGCCAAGCGGAGGCATACTGTGAGTCACGCTCATCCTTATCCATAGCTGCGTATAGACGGTTGATGTGTGCAGGTAGGAATGATGACACAAACGGTTGGTCAACAGAGTACTTACCCATAGTAAGTTGTGTAATTGTATCTGCAGCCCCTGGATTGCCAAATACATCTACAAGGTTTGTAAGGACCTTGATGGAAACACCAGCTAATGGGCCGTTAAATGTAGGCAATAGTGAGTCAGAGTTCAAAGATGGGGTAAGCATCTTGACGTTTGCTCCGAATTGTACTGGGAACGGTGTCTTAAACTCTGGTGCAATACCTACTGCAGCCATAGAAGCCTGTACTGCACGGTAGATTGGCTCAACTCCAGGGTATACAAAGTACTTTTCGCCCTGATCGTCTTCCTGAATCCACCCGTTATGGTCAATACCGTCCATTACAAGAGCTGCTTTGCGAATTGCAGCAGGGTTGTAGCGCACTACCTTGTACATACGACGGTAAAAGTCTTCCTGAGCACGATAGAATCGTGAGAAGTTACGAGCAGCAAAGGCTGCCTGTGTACGAATCAACGGGTTATCTACGTATTCGACTACCTGAGATACCGCACGATCTTCCACTAGCTGTGCATACTGGCGCTTTGCACGCTCTGTAGCAGCAGCTACCTTGTTTGCGTCTGTCTGGTCTACCTTGCTGACAACAGACTTAACGTATGCGTCCTCAAGTCCGCTCTTACGCATCTGCTTACGCAGGGTAACGATGTTCTCAATGACCATAGGCTCACGTGAGATACGTGCGTTAGCCAAACCAAGCCAAGTCCAACCCTTAGTCATAATGCTACTTGTCATATTTCCTGAATCTGAGATAGGAACAAGTGCTGGGCCAAGGATATATTCTGGCATTTGGTCAGGATTTGTTGGAAGGTCATCCAATGAAATCTTACCAGAGATGACATATTCGCCATCTTTGTTCTTAATACGAATCTTATTGAGCAGTTCTTCGTTGACGTCCTTTGTAGGAGAACCCTTCATCTCGAAGATTTCTTTAGCTCTATTGTAGACAAGCTCAGCGTGCTGCTGCTCATCGATACCTTTAGCTGCAAGCTGTGCTTCCTTACGGAAAGATGGGTTCTTCTCCATCCAATCTACAAGCTTAGCTATAGCTGCCTTCTTACCATCTTCTGTGTTACTAAGGTTTGCTACAGCAATAGCGCCAAGTTCATCGTTAGCGTAGTAGTTCATACGCATAAGCCAGGAAAGCATTGCTTCGTCATCTTGTGCGCCAAGTGACCTTGACTTGTATGACTTATCGCCTCTCTTGATGGCGAACTTTCTTGCCTTTGGGTCATCAACGATAAGTTCTGTTGAGCGAACTCCGTGACGACGTGTAAACAAGGTTGATCGTGTTACATAATCAGCACCTGTTGCAAAGTTAAATGCACCTTCAGTCACAAAGCTGAGTGAGTTATCTAGGTTTCCGTAGATAAGGTGCTCTGCAATAATGTCTGATTCCTCTTGGAACATTGGCTTTAGGCCAACAGACTTGCGGTATCGGTTTAGGCGTCCTTCTGTAAGAGCCTCAGCAACGATACGACGTACAGCATCTACTGTTCCGTTCTTTGTAGCAGCTTCTAGCGATGCAATCTTCTCGTTAAGAGCAGGAAATTCTGGTGCATCAGGAGCCGTACGTGCTGCTTTAACCTTAAGAGCCTTAAGTTCCTTGACGCTTGTCTCAAACTCTTTAATCTTCTCGGTGTACTTAGCTGCTTCCTTCTTGTTAAGCACCTGCATAACAGCTCCGAGTGGGCTCTCTGTCCAGTTACCACTGGTACGTGCTGCTTCTAGCGCTGTGTTAACACGTGTTGAAAGAAAGCGTCCCTTTGCCAAACCCCAAGGAGTTCCACCGATAGCAAGGTGGACCATTAGGTCCTCTGTTGCGTTACGAATAGCATAACGTGGACCAGCAAGGGTAAGGAATGACCAGTATCCAGTCATCTTGTCTACCCATTCCTTGTTAGCAAGGTTGAGTGTGTTACCGATTAGACCTGAACGAGCTGCTGCTCGGTCAATATCAATCAAGCTTGGAGTAGTCATAAGGTTGCTGTAGTCAGATGGAAGTGCTCCAAGATCCTGGAACTCATCTCCAAAGTTACCTACAGAAAAACGTGCATCTCCCTTACCGGAAAACATACGTGTAACCTTCTGGCCTGATTCAGTAAGGTTTAAGCCACGAGCTTCTGCGATTGTCTCCCAGAGTCCCTTAACCATTTCCTTACGTGCGCCAGTATCTTCGATTGTATCGAATGTCTCTGAAATCATCTTTGCGTCGTTCTTTGTCATAACCAAACGAGCAAGACGATATACCTGTGTTGGTGCCTCTACTGACTGCACATCAAAGATGTCGTCCTTAAAGATAGGGGCAATGTTGAACTTTGCTTTAGCCTTGTCTAGGCGTATTGCAATAGCTTGGCTTGTAAGACGTGCAAAGCCCTTTTGGCTCTGGTTCTCTTTAAGCTTTTGTCCAATTAGCTTGCCATCTTCAGATAGTGACTTAACAATACCGTCAGTTGTAGAAGGATCACCGTAGAATCCGTCAACAATACTTGGAGCAGCCTTATCAATGTCGATAATTTTGTCAGCTCTAGTAACAAGATTGACGCGGAACGCTCTGGTACCAGGGATGAACTTCGCATCCACGCCACCGATTGTGGTTTCCATCTTAGGCATAAGTACACGCTTGCGTGCAGCTGAACCCTTGATTACCTTAAGAGCATCTTCGGTGTCCATAAAGTACGCCTGTGCTGTATTAGCGTCCTTGATGCCAGCCTTTTGGAAAGACTTAACTACCTCTCGACCAAACTCTGGTGCAAGAATCTCAACTCTACGGCGAGCTTCTGCAATAGCTTTAGGAGACTTAACAGCAGCAGTCTGTGCTGTACCAAGCTCTTCTAGTGCCTTACCGTACTCATCCCAAAACTGCTTAACTGGTGCCTTTGAAAAGTAGCTAACTGCCTTCTCTCCACCAAGTACTGCATCAACAGACCACTTACCAACAGCGTAAAGACCACGAGCCTTAGAGGCTAGAATAAGAGGATCTGCAAAGAAACGATATGCAGCATCCAATGTTCCAGATGTAAGTGTGTAGACAAGGCCATTCTTCTCAAGCTGCTCTGGCAGGATAGCGTTTGCTACCTGACGACCAAATGAGAACTGAGCACGACCTACTGTATCAAGTACTTCATTCCAAAGACCACGTGCTTTGTCAACGTTAGGTACGCCAGGAATGTTAACGTTAGTTGGGTCATCGAGCATAAGATACTTCTTCTGCTCATCAGTTGCTGTAGCCCAAATCTTTTCTGGATCTTCTCCAGACTTAATACGCATAGCAAGCTTAACAGCTGGCTCACCGTACATAGCCTTAGCCTTGTCAATGCGACCGTTGTTAAATACTTTATCGCCCTTGCCTGCCTCTTCCCAGTCAAAGCCAAGACGGCTTTCATTGACGATAGGAATTGCAACAGCGCGATATACCTGAGTCATCTTGTCAGATACCCAGTCAAGTCCTTCGAATACTTTACCGCCTGTATAGTGCCAAGCGTTGCCTAGCCAACCACGAGACTCAGTATCTTCTTTTTCAAACTTGTTCTTTAAGTCAGTTTTCTGGTCTTGTGGCAAAGAGTTATACTTTTTCTCCGCAGCAGACTTAGGCATATTGGAGAGTTCTTTATGCACAAATAAAGCTCGGACAAGATCATCTGCCTGTTGCTTTTGGTCACCTTGAAGGTTAGCTGCAAAAGCGGCTGCTTTAATGTTCTCAGTCACTAATTACCTCTTGCTAATGCTTCTTGGTAAAGAATTGCAATTTCACCAGTTGTGTCAAATGGAAGCATTGCTGCTAGTGTGTCAGACAGTCTTGCCTGTACACGTGTTGCGCCAAGAGCTGATGAGCCAGGTCCAGCACCTAAATCAATACCTGCTGTAATAGGTTCATCAGGACGCTGTGTTGGATCAAAGAGTCCTACTGCTTGCTGTGGTGCTGGTGCTGGGGCTCCGGCCACTGGTGCTTCTGAAAGAAGTGGAGACTTCTGAGCACGTGCAAGTGGGGCGCCTGCTTTGTTTGCATCGTATGCAACCTTATCGCCATAACCTGTTGACTGAACTTCAAGGTCTGTACGCTTTGCGTATGGGCCAGGACCTGATACACCCTGCATCGGGTTTGTCGCTTCATCAAGCGCCATCTGTATCCTCCTGTATTTTTTCTAAATCTTGTGCGAACTCGTCCCAAATCTTATTAACTTTGGTTGTGCGGTTCGAATGATAAATTGATAATTCCATTAGCGACTCAAAGAATGTCGCTACTACTTGGCTTATGTTAAAGAGTAATTCAGCCACGATTACTAAAGCATCAGTAGGGCGTACCGGACGCGGTACCTCGTTCTTATGATTGTGCATCGCGTCCGGCTCCCAACTAAAGTTATTTACTTCTTGACCTTCTTGCCTGGCTTTGGTGTTCCAGCAAATGGCTGATATACCTTTCCGCCTGTTACCTTATCTCCTGCCTTGCTGCCTTCAACTGGCTTAGACATTGGAGCTGGTGCGTGTGTACCCTTTTTCATATTTCACCCCCTTAAGCGTTATGCCGCGCCGCCGATTGATGCGAGCAATGATGCAATATCCGGTCTTCCTTGTGGAGCTTGTGGACCGCCAGGAGCAGGGGCTGCACCGCCAGGTTGTTCCATACTTGGCTGCGAGGCAGGGGCGGGAGCCATTCCTGCTTCTGGGGCTTGAGGCGCCATCTCTGGCATCTCAGGCTGAGGTTCTGGCGCAAACGCCTTCTCCACAACTGATTCGATTGAAAGGCCCTTTTGACGACCTTTAATCATTTCCGCAAATGAGTTAAGGATTCTTGTTGGATCCTGACCCTGTGCGACTAACTGAGGAATTGCAAGTGCTGTTTGTGCAACGGCTGTACGGAGCGCATCACGCATCTCTTCAATATCAACCTTTTGCTCTTCCTGTGTTACGTTGATTTCAATAGGCAATTCACGACGTACATAGTCACGTGAGACGAGTTTATCCGAACGCATCTGAAGGAGAGCAACAGTTGCGTTGTTTGGATTCATACCTGACATAATGCCGTAGCGAACATCTACAGTGTAGTCACCGTTGATAGCCTTAGCTGGGTTATACTTAAGTGTGTACGGAGTACCGTCATCGATACCACGAATTTCCTTAATAGTATTACCAAAGATCTTCTCATCTACCTTAAAGCAGATTGAGACAAGTTCCATAAATAGACGTGCGAACTGACCCTGTGCTGCCTTGATCTGTGTATCGAAGCCAGCCTGTAGCGCCTGAACACCACGACCTGTTACTACCGATGCGTCGATGTTGCCTGAACGTGTCTCTGGGTAACGAGCACCTAGACGAAGTTCACGCTCAAGAACCTGTGATTCGCTAAAGACACCAGCTGGAAGTTCCAGAGGAACTCGACGGATAGCCTGTGGGTTAGCAGAACGCATAATAGAA